TTAAGGTTAAGTTCGTCTTCTTCCGAAGCTTCTTCTTCTTCACCTGCTTCTTCTTCACCTTCTTCTTCGCCAGTTTCCATAACGTCGTTCATAACGCTTCTGATGATGTCTTTAAGTTCGTCAACTGTAATTTCACCAACTGCGTCTTCGTCTTCGGCTTCTTCTAATGTGTTTTCATTCATAGCTTCGTCTGCATCTTTATCAGCAGCTTCTTCTAATGAATCTAATTCAGCGATTAATTCTTCTAATGAAATTTCTTCATCCATTGAATCGCTTTCCATGTTTTCGTTCACTTCTTCTTCTTCCATTTCCTCTGCTAATGCTTCCAATTTATTGGACATCATTTCTTGCATACGAGGAGCGAAAGCTTCTTCAAGTGCTAATTTAGCGTTTGCCATAGCAGTCTCTCTAATAGACTTAGCCTCAGCAATAGCTTCACTATAAATTTTAGTGTTGTTTGACATAAAATTGTTTTTGATTGTTTTTGATTACTTATTGGGAAGTAATATAGAATTGTTTTAGTTGAGGGAGATTATATTGGGATAATCTATCATTAAGATATCCATAAATATATAGAGGGAACCAAGAAAGCGCTTCTTTTTAGGAAGCGCTTAAATTTATGAGAATATGTTAATTTATCTTATACAACATACACCTGATTGGGCACAGATAATATCTGATATTAATGTATTTACTTTGTTGTATTTGTTTGTGGGTTGTTTTGGGTTGTAATTTTCGTTTAGTCCTGTTGGTTTCATAAACGCACCTTGTGTTGATGGAGTTGAAACGAAATCCCAACATAAAAGTTCGAAATCGTCTTGTACTTCTAATGTACCTTCTCCTAATGGTTGAACTGAACCCATACCACGAGATGAAATACCAACTGTAATGTTACAAGCGAATAATTCTCTTAAAATGTTTCCGGATGGAGTAGGTAATATTTCAATTTTACCCATCAAATCATCCCCGTCCCACCATAATTTAAGTATGTTGTGTGATACGTTTTTTAAGTTGATTACAGCTGATTCTGGATGATCTAATTCACCTAATGCTCTATTTTCCGCAATTGAAGTGGTAATATATTCTTCTACTACTCTTTCAAGTGTGTCTTTAGGATAAACTCTACCGTTTTGGTTTTTAGAGTCAGCTCTTTGAACTACTCCTTCAACAATGAGATTTCTACTACCTTTAATTCCTTCAGTTAATGAAGTAGATTTAGGTGAGAAAATTGAATATTCTATTAATAATGACTTGCTCATATTATCCTATTGTTACGGCATTACCTTGTTTTAATTTATTTAGAGTATCTACTTTACCTGCACCAGATAAAGTTCCAAATTTTGGATCTTTTTGAGCATCATCTACTGCATCTTTACCAGCATAAGTAGTACCTTCTTCCATTTCTCCATCTTCATTACCTACTGATAATGCTCCGTCTAAGTAGTCTTTAGCTCCATCCAAATAGTTTTTAGCTAAGATTATTTTTGCTTGCCACCAATGTGGAAAATCAATTTCTCCCATATTATCTACAGAATCAATTGTTTTGTAAAGTTCAGATGCCATTTTAGCTATTAAATATAATTCAGCTTTAATCATGTGAGGTTCGTTGTCTTGATGACCCAAATCTACATCTTCGTTTAATTCGTCGTTTTTAGGGGTATTGATTTTTTCTCTTACACTAACTAAAAATTGGTCTATTTCGTTGTTATCAACATCATATCCTATTTTAGATAGGTTGGTTTTAATCCAGTTGAAAGTAAATTCATCGGGTTCAATAGCTGCAGTTGAAAGATATGGAGATTGACCTGACATGCTTCCACCTTTACGGTGTACTGTTAAGCCTACTTTACCATCATCATAGAATTTAGCTTCTAATGAACCATTAGGAGAATATAATTCATCTAAAGATGGTTTGTCTATTTCTACTACGTTAGCTTTTTTTTTTTCGGCAACCATGGCTTTTACTTCCTCAACAGTTTTACCTACCATTTCGGCATATTTTTCATATAAGGCCTCTGTCTTTTCATTTAATGGAGATGAATCAGCATTTACATCAGCTACTCTATCAGCATACTGACCATGTTCATCTAAGAAATCTGAATCATTGTAAAATGCTTCTCTTTCATCATCACTCATTTCATCATTAGATTTTGGAGTTCCATCTGGGTGGTAACCTGGTCTAGAAGATCCTTCACTTAAACTATCTAAATAATCTTTTACTTTTTTAGGTAATTTAGAACCTCCTTGTTTGTATTCATCCATGAAATCTTCAATATCAGATTCAGAATAACCCATTTGTTTTAATCCACTTTCTACACCTTCTCTCATTAAACCTTTAGATGCTTTACCTTTACCAATTTTATCGATTTCTTTTTTAGTAGCTTCGATCCATTTTTCTTCTACCTCACCTTTACCATTGATTTTTTCAAAGTAAAATTGTGGGTTTTTAGTTAGGTTAGCTAATACTTTTTTCTGCGCTTTAAGTACGTTATCAGTAGATAAATCACCACTAGGTGCTGGTACATCCATGATATCAAGTTCATAATCCATACCTCTTGCATATTCATATGGGTTAACCATATCAATAGTTTTAGCTATAATTTCTACGTCTTGTTTACCTTCAGCTTGTTTAGCCTCTTTGTGAGCTTTCTCAGAAATAATATTTTTATTTTTAAGAATTCTAACAACATCATCAAATGAGTTTTGATGTGAGATCATAGAAAGATTTTGGTCTCTACGAACTTCGTAAAGAAATTTAGATTTAGTAACTTTACCATCTAAATATTGAGTATATAAGTTTTGAACTGTCATGTGTATAAATATTTTATTTACCTTGCCCTTTGTATAGTTTTCTATAATTTTTAGAACTTTTCAACTTTGATGTCTTGCATTTTGCATGAACTCCAGGACGTGATACTTTTGGTACTTCGGTTTTTACACCTGTTGAGTTTGATTTTACTTTTGCCATTACGTAGTTAAACCTTTTATTTTATCGTTAATTTCTTGTATTTTTTCGTTTATTTTAAACAATGAATTATGAGTACGTTTTAGAAGATTCATTTCTTCGGCATCACCTTTTAATTCAGTTTTCATTCTAGTAGTAAAATCAACTAAACGATTAATTTCGTCTAATTTACGTTGCATTTCTTTAACACCCATGTGCAATTGCTCTTGTGGTGTACGAGTTTTAGATTGTGACTTAAACTGAGAATAACGAACTTCGTTTAATGGTTCCTCTTTTGAGTCTACTATTTTAAATTTCATTGGTTCCATATGTAAATCTAAGTTTGGTATTTCTTCGAATCCAGTTTTAGAGGTTTCGTGTTTTTTATTTGGTTTTCTAAAAGCATGAGGTCCTAATGCACCCATTTTTTCTTCTAGTGGTTTCATTTTAGGTGGTTTTCTAAAAGCAACTTTACCTAAATATCCATTTAGTCCAGCTGTCGTATTACCTCCACCTACACCTTCGGCTTCGTCTAGAATTTCTTCAAGACATTTTTGTATTAATTCTTTTATCTTATTTGGTTCCATTATGAATCTTTTTTAATTCATTGTGAAGTTCTTGATATTGAAGTAATGATACTATATAATCGTCTTTAACAGTTTTAGATTCTAGTATAGGTGTAATTAAATTAATTACTTCTTTTACTTTAATCTTAGTTGTTGCGTCTTCTATTTTGGAAAGTGATTTTGTTAATGATTCTTTTAATGTTTTAAATTTAGAATCAACAAAAGATTTTAATTGTGTTGTATTAGAAATATTGTTAATATATTCTTTTAATACTTCTTTTTGTTCAGTAGATAATGTATCAAATTTAGTGTTAAATTTTTCTAACATTATTTTGTATACTAAAGCTCTAGTTCCTTTATCCAATCCTTCAAACTCATTAGCAATTGGTAATGGTGTGTTAGGGATTAATGGATTGTGAGAAATATGCTCTAAAATATTGATTTTAGAATTAATTATAGTTTCTAAATTCTTTACAGGTGAAGCATTAGCTTCTAATAGTGTGTAAGTTGAAGATAAAAGTTTATAATTTGAGATTTTAGCTTTAAAGAAATCTTCTATATCAAATGTAGATTTAATTTCTTTAATTAAATTGTATTTTTCTTTAGATAATCTTACCTGGTCAAGTGATTTGTTGATCTCCAAAATAGTGGATAGTGTGGTTTCAGCTTTGACCGGGGTTAGATTATGAGATTTAGATATCATTTGGTATATCTTATTTTCTTTTGCTAACTCAGTGTTAACAAAGTGCTTTTTGATAAGAGATACAGCTTTAGAGTCATGGTTAGACATAGTATCAGCTGTAATTTTTCTTACAAGAAGTTCGAATAAGATACCAGTATTTTTATACTTGTTGTGTTTAATTTGTGCCATTTATATGGTAAATAGTTAACTACTAATTATAAATATTAATTTTATTTTTCCTCCGTTAAAAGATTGTCCTCGTTCAATAAATCACTTTCTTCAAATAAATTTATTTTACGTTGAGGGAACATCCCTTTTAATTGATCTTGCATTTGGTTATATACTGTGTGAGTAGAAGCATTTTCATTTGTAAAAGCTGATCCACCTCTATTTCCACTTCTATATCCTTCAGGCCCTCTGTCACTTTTCATATCGGCAACACCTAATCTGTCTTTACCGAACGGGTTTTCTTGAGTATTAATATTTGATGCTTTTTCTTTTGGTCTACCTAATACTTGATCAGGATAAACATCTTGTTTTTCATCGTATCCTTTTGGAAGTTGACTTGTTCCTTCATAACGACCTGGTCCATATAGTGAAGCAAGTGAATGTGGTGTACCGTAAGCTGTACCAGTTTTAGATGGATCGTTTCCTTCTGATTCGATTTGATCAATTCTAAATTTACGTTTAGCGTCTTCAATCATTAAGTCTCTGTATTCTTCATACTGATCTTCGCTGAAATTAAATATATGATCGTAAACCCAGTCAGTTGGGACAATTTTATTTGTAAGTAATTCAGTTGCTAATGCTGCTTTTTCTTTAAATAAAGCTATTTTTTCTTGTTCGTATATGATTGAAGGTGTAGTTAATGATAACTCAAAGTTTGTCATTGCTTCTCCATCATATCCTTGTGCATATAAGTGAACTAAAGCTATTCTTGTTAATTCAGATACAAGTATACGTTGAAGTCTTTCTACTGTACGAGCGAATCTAATATCTTCAGCTGCTAATGTAGCTTTACCTGTTAAATCTTTTTCGTATCCGAAATAAGCTTTAGGTACTTTAAGTGCAGCAAATAATTTATTTCTTAAGTACTCAATATCTTCAATGGCTGCATAATCTAAACCTTTAGTAGTTTCGATTCTAGTTGTTGCATCACCCCCTCTTACAGGAATATAAAAATCTTCTAATATGTTTTGTACGTTATATTTTAGATTGTATTCACCTGTGGCTGGATCCATGTAAGGTGTTTTCTTCATCTTATTCATTGTTTTTTGCATGTAATTTTCTACCTCATTAGGTGGAATGTTACCTACATTAACAAAGAATGTACGTTTTTCAGGTGCTCTAACAATACGATGTATTAACATCGCATCTTCCATTAAAGTTAATTGTTTAAAGATTTTACGAGCTGGTTCAATGAAACTTCTACCATAAGGTAAATAGTTAAAATCAGATAGCAATCTAAAGTGAGCCATTTCATAATTGTCAAAATATATTTGACTATCTTTATTCATGGTCATTTGAGAAATGTTTTGAGATCCCAATTGTGAAGTTGCTGAGGTAAATGATGGGTCGTATCTGAATTTTACTTCTTGGGGTTTTTCAGGGTTTTTACCTTCTACTCTAATAATTGAATAAGATGAGAATGGGATTACATTATACACACCAAATTTTTCTGATATCTCTAATTTAAGATAAAAATCACCATACTTACACATGTTACGAGTCCAAGACCAAAGGTTAAACTCAATGTTTAATATATCGTAAAATAGGTTATAAAGTATTTTTTGTACTGTTTCATCCGAAGAACGTATTTGTAATACCTCTCCCATATCATTTCTTAGACAAGATTCATCTGCTAAGATATCTAACGTAGAAGCAATAATAGAATCACTATCCATTAATTCATAATCACTATAAAGTTGAATACGAGAGGTTGGATATGAAATATCACTATTATGGTTGTAGTTTAAACCACCTGTTGTAGTGTATACTTTATTATATCTATCAAATAAAGAGTTAGTTTGAAGTGTACCAAGTTGTTGAATACGATCGGTATCCATTACTTTTAATTGATCACCTCCAACGTTTCTTATCAATACGTCTGTCGAGAATAATCTTTTTAATCTACCAAATAATGAGGTATCTACCATAATGTGAAATTGTATATATTATAAATATTTGTTTGTTAAAGTAACCACGATATATCTTCCTTTCCTCCAGTTCCATCGTCCATTCTATATGGATTTTCAGCTTGGTTACTAAATGAAAATACACCAGCTGAGGATTGATTGTTAGTATGGAAGCTACCTAGTGTAGCACGTGTAAGTTCCATGTTTTGTTGACGGAATCTTAATGCACTGTCTCTTAAAAATAAACCAATGGCTAAAGCCATTACTAAATCATCATTATAACCACTTTGTGATTGGGCTTTTCCATTTTTCCAAACAAAAGTTCTTAACTCAGTTAATGATCGTTTAGATTGAATTATAACAGATTTTTCGTGAATGTACGAAACTAATTTGGATATGGCAAGTGGTCTTGTCTTCATTGATGTAGTAAAACCAGGTACCATACCTTGACCATTTTCCATTCTTGACATTTGGGATTCATTTGCTCCCATTGTGGTGTCAGCTTTTGAAGAGTAATGTAAATTTCTATAACCTCTTTCTATTAAGTGTTCTAAAACACTCCACCCAATATTAGCATTTTCTACTACTAATAAAGCATCATTATATTCTGTTGCTATAGCAAATAATACGTTAGCATAATCTCTTGTTGAAATTTGTGCTTTATATTCACCTACTTGTTTAGCTTCAGCTACATCAAAAATATGAAATGCAGAGTAATCGGTTCCGTCTCCACGGGCAACGTCGGCTACTATCATATAGTCTTTACTATAGTCAGGTAATTCCCAAAGCCATAAGGCTCCATCTACTCCTCGTTTTTCCATAGGTTCAGTTATAAAACTGGCCTCATAGAAATTAAGCATATCTGGTTCAATAACTGTATCCCCTGAGGTGCTAAAATCGCAATCACACTCTTGTGCTGCATGTCTTAATCCTAAGATTTCATCTTGAGCATCTCTCCATACTTGGGTTCGTTCAGGATGAACAGTCCAAGGTAAAGATAAGGGAACAAATTTGTTTTCTTTATTTTGAGCTTTAGAAAAGGATTTATGAAACCAGTTACCAGTACCATTAGGGGTAGATAATGCTAAACATTGTCCCCCAGTAGCTAAGGTTTGTTGAGCCGAAGCAAAAATATCATCAATACCTTCAATAAAGGCAGCCTCATCAATAATAAGAAAAGTAACGGCTTCTGAACGACCAGCATCTGCTGTTGCACCTACTGCTTTAATTTGTGATCCGTTGGCTAAACGTAGCGATAATTTATTATGTTCCGACGTTTTAATCTGCAACCATTTGGGAAGCGAGTCGTATGCGAACCTAACCTTTGTTACCATGTTTTTCGCTGTTTCTTGCTTAGTTGCTATACACAGAATATTTTTATCTTTCTGAAATAACATTAACCAAAGAGAGTAAGCGGAGGCAAGTGTTGATATACCTAACTGACGTGATTTGTTTATGATTGTATACTCGTTCTTTTGGAGTTGGAGCAATACTTTTTCTTGAAATGGGTATAAATTAAATTGAATTCTACCTCTTTGTGGGTGTTGAATCCAATAATATTTTTTCATAAAATAGACTGGGTCCTGCGCGCAGCGGACCCATTCTTGTTTTATAATTTCCTTTAAGGGAAGTTGATTGTTTTCAGACATAACTAATTTGGTTGTTTTTTATTTGAAGACTTTAGCTTCTAATGCTTTTTTCTCAGCAGTTAAGTCTTTCAACTGTGCTGTGATAGTAGCAGCTTCAGGAGTACCTTTAGCAGCTTGATATGCAGGAATTAAAGCTTTCATTTCTTTAGTTACTTGAGCTAATTTCTCAGCAGCAGATCCTAATCTTTTACCACCTTTAGCAGCAGCAATAGCTTGTTTTTCAGCAGCAACTTCTTCTTCATCTTCTTCACCTCCACCAAATATAGATGTAGGAGCAAGATCAGCTAATTTAGATGATGGTTCAGCAGCAACAGCAGTAGCTTTTGGAGTTGTAATTCTAATTTTAGGAGATTTTGGTTCAGCAGCAGGTTTGTTTGGGTCTGCTTTTCTACCTCTTTGTCCTACTTCTCTTTCACCTTTAGATAAAGAGATAAATTTATTTAATTGGTTATCATATAA